CACTTGCAAAAGCAAATAGAGAACGAGCAATCAAAGATGCCCTCGCTAGTCGCGGGGTAAATAGCAAAATTGCTTCATTTATCCCACAGGATATAGACCCAACTGAAGAGTCTGTATCTAAATGGCTGGAGGACTATGCCGATGTATTCGGTGTACAAAGCCAGTCGAACCAGGCAACACCTAATGTAGATCCAAAGCAAGCGGCTGCATATCAACGGATGACTAATGCTATAGAACAGGGAGCAACTCCTGAGTTCCAAGAGGAAGTCTATCGTCGGTTGATGAATGCAAATACCCGCGAAGAGTTGGATGAAGTCATTAGGCAGTCTGGACTCTAATTTCCGAACCTAATCGAAAGGCAATAAAGTGGCATTACCTACAGGTACGCTAACAACGTCTTCGACAATCTCAGCGCTAGTCACCACTGCATACGACCAGTATGTACGTATGGCTCTTCGCTCCATCCCTGTGATGAGAGCGCTTGCAGATGTCAAGCCAGTACAGCAAGCTATGCCAGGTTCGTCAGTTGTATTCTCCATCTATTCAGATTTGAATACCCTCACAGGTACTCTAAACGAGAGCAACGACGTAGACTCTGTCGCACTTGGCAACCCAAACACCGTTACTGTAACTCTCAACGAATACGGAAACGCTGTTACAACCACCAAGAAGTTGAACCTCACATCATTCAATGATGTTGATTCAGCTCTTGCTGACATCATTGCTTACAACGCAGCCGATTCAATCGACTCTGTTGTAGCATCTGTCCTTACAGGTTCCACAGGAACAAACGTAATTTACGGTGGCAATGCAACTGGCACCAACTCCATTACATCCTCTGGCACTATCACCGCTGCTAACATCCGTAAGGCTGTTGTTCAGCTCCGCAGCAATAAGGCAGTTCCTCGCATCGGAGAACTCTATGCTGCATATCTACACCCACGTCAGTCTGCTGACCTTCGTGCCGAATCAGGCACTGGTGGATTCCAGGAACTAACCAAGTACGTTGATCGTACTCCGTTCGTTGCTGGAGCAGTCGGCGTTCTTGAAGGTGCATTCATTGTTGAAACACCTCGTGTTCCTTCTGCAGCAAACACACAGTCACCAGCAGTTACCGTATACAAGGGAATTGTTGCTGGACGTGAAGCTCTTGCTGAAGCAATGGCACAAGACATCTCAACCGTTATCGGTCCAGAAATTGACGCACTCCGTCGTTTCCGTACCATCGGTTGGTACTACTTCGGTGGCTTTGCACGCCTCCGCGAAGCGGCTCTATACCGCATCGAAACTGCAACTTCTATCAACTAGTAATTGATTGACTGTCAAGCAGGGGCAACCCTGCTTGGCTGTAAGTTCGTTACGAAAGGAAGCAATGACTTATAGGTTGACAACAACGTGGCGCTGGGAAACGTGGGGCGCTAACTACACTGAATTCACACCCTATTCACGTCTTGCTGCTAGACCTATTGATGGTGGTTCTATCTCTGGAACTATCAACCCGTTCATCACAGATATCCCACGTGGTCAAACATTCTTGGTCAACGGAACGACGGTAACTGTTGTCAGAACTCCAAGTCAGGATGAAATCAACGCGGCTGACGCAGCCTATATGGGTGGTCACGAGTACGATATATCCGATGAGCAAGCACAGATTTTTATTGACGCAGGATATGGAGATTACGTAACACAATTATGAGTAATCCAAATTGCCGTTCAGGTTGCAAGACACAAGATCACGAGTCTTATTCCGATTGTTTGCAATCAGCAAACTTTGGCTTTGCAGGGTGCTTCCCTACTAGGCAAGGCTGGGATAAAGACAAAGAAAAAAACTGGGATAAAGAATTGGATTCCTACTACTCTGCGGTACGCCAAGGGGTAGAGCCAATATCAACCAAGAAAAAAGATATCGATGCAGCAATGATGTTATCCAATGAGGCTGGTAAAGCCTTTGATGGAAACACACTCAAGTTCAAGGAGAACTAAAATGCCAGGAAACTATCCAGAAGAATACGGTAACAAGTTTGTGCCAGAAGAAAATGAATTTACTCCCTGGCCTCCTGATACCAATGACAAGCCTTTTATGACTTATGACAAGTTGATGTCAGGTGCAATGGGCAAGCCAGCACCAAAGCAGGGTAACTAATATGGCGAAAATGGAAAAAGTAAAGCCAGGAGTTGCTTACACAAAAAGCGGCAAGAAAAAGATTATCGGATCTGCCGTCGCTACACCAACCCGCAAAGAAACTGCAAAGATGAAGAAGCGTCCAGTTTCCCCAAATTCTTCTGTGACTAAATCAATCAAGCCTGCCAAGATGCCTACCAGAAAATTGAATCCTCTTGATGCCGCTATTATGAGAGGCAAGCCATTGAAGTCCAAGAACAAGAATCCAGGACGGTACTTAGACAAATGAAAAAGAAAGCCGCTGCTAAGAAGGTTGCCAAAGTGATGCGTGAGTTCAAGGGTGGAACCCTTCACTCAGGCAAGAAGGGACCAGTAGTAAAGTCCCGTAAGCAAGCCGTTGCTATTGCACTAAGCGAAGCAGGTATGTCAAAGCCTAAAGCAAGTATGAAGAAAATGGGCAAGAAGAAGTAATGTCATCTGGTAAGTACAAGATGCACAGAGGTTTCAACTCAGTCCAAATCAAAAATGGTTTGATAGTTAGACTCAATAAGAACGGCACCGTCCGAGCCGTCCTCGGAAAGTACGGAGAATATGGCAAAGAAAAAAAGTGATCCGCGTCTTGCACGAGCTGGCGTATCGGGCTTCAATAAACCCAAGCGTACGCCTTCTCACCCAACTAAGAGTCACGTCGTTGTCGCCAAAGTCGGAGAACAAGTCAAGACAATCCGATTCGGACAACAAGGAGTAACTGGCGATAGACAACCTACCGCTAGACAAAAGTCATTCAAAGCCCGTCACGCTAAGAACATTGCTAAAGGCAAGATGTCTGCAGCATACTGGGCAGATAAGGTGAAATGGTGAAGAAGAAAGCATTCTGGGATACAGAAAACCCAAAGAAGCGTAGTAAGAAACTAACACCTGCTCAGAAGACTGCCGCTAAAAAGCGAGCCAAGGCAGCAGGTCGTCCTTATCCAAACTTGGTGGATAACGCTGCAGTAGCAAAAAAGAAGAAGTAAGGAGTAAGAAGTGGCACTAGGAGTTTACGGTACAACGCTCAATGCTGAACTCAATCGTTTAGCAAATGGTGGTACATATCGCATTGCTGCCGATATGGTTGATATGGCTGAGGCTGCCCAACAATGGGCTGCACAACGTAGTGTCACTCTTACTGTCACAGACACCGTAGGAGTTCTCAATGAAATCGCTGGTATTTCTTCTAAAGCAAATTGGCTTGATTTTACTGGTGTATGTAACTACATCGCTTCTACTTCTGGTATGGCTGCAGCGCAAGCTCTCCGACAGGTGTCATCATAGTGAGTGCGAAATATAATCTGGTCTGCGACCAAGCCACTACATTCAACTTTCAGTTCCAAGTACAGAACAACATTGCAGGAACTGCAACTCCTTGGAACCTAACAGGATACACAGGAACAATGACAGTACGCCCATTCGTTGGCGCATCTACAACTACTGTCGTTGCATCTACTGCCAATGGTCGTATGGTATTTGACGCTCTCAATGGACGCGTTACCGTCACCATTGATGCAACTACTACAGGTGATATTGCGGCAAGCCGCTATGCCTATGATTTAGTTTTAGACTCTGGTGCAGAGATAACAAGAATTTTAGAAGGTAAGTTTATCGTGACGGGAGCTGTGACTACGTGAGCACTATTATCGTAATTGAGTCAATCACTCCACAAGTTGCGGTAGAGTTTTCAGCGGATCAAGGACCACAAGGTGGTCAAGGACCAACAGGTCCTACTGGTCCCACAGGACCAATCGGTAACCCTGGTGCAACTGGAGCAACAGGGGCAACTGGTGCCACTGGTTCTACAGGAGCAACAGGAGCAACAGGTGCTACAGGAAGTACTGGCCCTACTGGGTCTACAGGCCCGACGGGAGATGCAGGTCCCACAGGACCCACAGGTGCTACAGGCCCAACGGGTTCTACGGGAGCAACAGGTCCAACAGGACCTCAAGGTGTTACAGGAGACACGGGAGCGACTGGACCAACTGGTCCCGTAGGCGCTACTGGTCCACAAGGAACAACAGGACCAACTGGCCCAATAGGTGCCACAGGTCCGACAGGTGCTACAGGACCGCAAGGTGTTACTGGTGATACAGGAGCCACAGGCCCTGTCGGTGCTACAGGTCCTACTGGACCAGTCGGTGCAACAGGTCCACAGGGCGTAACAGGTGATACTGGTCTTACAGGTCCGACTGGACCGCAAGGTGTAGAGGGTCCTACAGGCCCTACAGGGCCTATTGGAGCCACTGGACCGCAAGGAGTGACTGGAGATGTCGGACCTACAGGTGCAACTGGTCCTATTGGTGCTACTGGCCCTACTGGGCCTGTTGGTGCTACTGGACCAACTGGTGAGACTGGTGCTACAGGCCCTGTCGGAGCAACTGGACCCATTGGAGCAACTGGACCTACAGGACCCGAAGGACCTACAGGACCAACTGGAGCCACAGGACCAGTAGGTGCTACTGGGCCAACAGGTGCAACGGGACCAACAGGAGCAAGCGGAAGTAACGCTACTGCTCTGCCAGATATCCTTATGCTTGGTGGTATGTGAAGTTCTTTGACAGAGTTGTTGTCATCAATCTAGATAGACGACCAGATCGTATGGAGCAACTAACACCACAACTCAATAAACTAAGGATAACCTTTGAGCGCCACAGCGCACTTGATGGCAAAGAGGTTGGAATCAGTCCGATAGAAGCTGGCAACATAAGTCACCAAGAGGTTCTCAAAACTATCAAGCCAGGCGAGATGGTTCTTATCCTAGAAGATGACGCTGAATTTGATGCTGAGTTTGAAGCCAAGTTTGATGAATATATGGCTGACCTGCCTAAGAACTGGGATATCTTTTATCTTGGAGCAATCAAGAATGAGACAAGACCAGTCAATAACCACTGGGTTAGACAGGTAGTTTCAACAGGGACTCAGGCTTACTGCGTCCACCCAAATAAGGTGGAGTTCTTTCTCAAGGCAGCTCAAGAGTTTGACCAGTGGATAGATGTGGCTTATAGGCTGGTGGCAGATAAGTGCAACGCCTATATTGCCCACCCAAACCTAGTCATACAGTCTGCTGGGTTTTCAGATTTACGCGGCGAGTTAGTCTCTGATTTCCACGGTTTTCACTAGAATTGTGGTATGAGATTCCACGTCGTAGCACTACCACATACTAACACAACTAAAGATTTCGCAGGCTGTGCGTACACTGAAAAGGTACGCAGGTTCTGCAATATGATGAAGGGCTTAGGCCATACAGTCTATCTCTACGCAGGCGAAGAGAACGAAGCCGATGTAGATGAACTTATCCCTTGCATCACTGAGACACAACGACGAATCGTTGTAGGTAACAAACCTTATGTAGAAGCTCCGTTTGATTACCGTTTACCTCATTGGCAGAAGTTCAATAAGAAGGCTGCTAACGAGATACGCAAGCGAGCAGAGAAGACAGATTTTATCTGTGTCATTGGCGGAGCAAGTCATAAGCCAATCGCAGATGCACTTCCACATATGATGACAGTGGAGTTCGGTGTTGGATACTCAGGTATCTTTTCTAAGTATCGAGTATTTGAATCATACGCGTGGATGCACGCAGTCTACGCTCAGCATCAGAACGCAGCGATGGTAGATGGTTCATTCTTTGATGCGGTGATTCCAGGTTATCTAGATCCTGAGATGTTCCCGCTAGGTAAAGGCGATGGAGATTATTACCTTTACATAGGCAGAATGGTGCCACGTAAAGGCATAGATATTGCAGCTCATATCTGCAAACTTATCGGCGCTCGTTTGATATTCGCAGGCCCTGGTCCACACATTCCAAACTATGGCGAATACCTCGGACCTGTTGGACCTGAGAAGCGAGCTGAGTTGATGGGTGGAGCAATCGCAACATTTGTTCCAACTCTATACCTAGAACCATTTGGCAATGTGAACATTGAGTCACAGGCTTGTGGAACTCCAGTAATTACAACAGACTGGGGTGCATTTACAGAAACTGTTGTTGAAGGTGTGACAGGTTTTAGATGTCGCAACGTTGAAGAGTTTGTCTTGGCAACACAGAATGTCAAGAACTTAGATCGCAATGCAATAAGGCAGCGAGCAGTATCGCTCTACTCCGTAGATGTTATTGCGAAGCAATACGAAAAATACTTCCGCAGATTAGAGACTCTGTGGGGAGATGGCTGGTACACGGAAGGAAACAATGCCAACACTGTCGCAGATGATAGACGAGGTGAGAACTAACCTACAGGGTTATTCTCTTCGTCAAGATCGCATCACTTATGTAAATAACTCGGCTGGTCTGACGACTTCTAGTTTGTCGATTCAGGTTGGTTCAGGAGATAACCTTGCCAAAGGTTTGATTGAAATTGATGATGAGTTGATTTGGATTGATTCCTTCAACAAGACAAATAACACTCTCAACGTTATGGGTGCTCCGACTAACCCGATTGGTCGTGGGTTTCAAGGAACCACAGCAGCACCACACTCGCAGTATGCTCAAGTAACACTAGCTCCAACCTTCCCACGTGTGAGCATCAAGAAGGCTATCAACGATACTATCGTAAGTTACTTTCCTAAACTCTGGGCAGTAAGTTCAACTACTTTTACCTTCAACGCATCGCAGGTTACCTACGCTCTACCTGATGACCTAGAGAGCATCTTGTATGTATCGTGGCAGACCACAGGTTCATCTGAGGAATGGCTACCAGTCAATCGCTGGAGAGCAGACCCAATGGCTAACGCTGCTACATTCAATACCAATAACACCATCAACATTTATGAGAACATTCAACCAGGACGTACAGTTCAGGTCTGGTATACAACAGAGGCTAATACCCTTGATGCTAGTACCGATGACTACGAAGATGTCACTGGTCTTCCAGGTAGCACAGTAGATGTAACCATCCTTGGTGCCTGCTACAAACTTCTATCATTCCTTGACACTGGTCGTATCAATCTCACCAGTGCTGAAGCTGACCTCAATGACACCAAGAATCCATACAACTCTGGTGCTTCTGCTTCTCGTTATGTCTTTGCTCTGTATCAACAACGACTTCAGGAGGAAGCGTTGAAGTTATCAGACAAATTCCCAATCCGTCTACACTACACCAAGTAAGGAAGGCTAATGACCAGACAATACTCGTCGATTAGCGTTGAGACGACACTAGCCTCAACAATATCGTCTAGCGCCACAACAATGACAGTGGCTTCAGGAACTGGCTCTGCCCTGCTTGGTGGAGTCACACTCGCTGCAGGTAACGTTGACCAGTTCACCATTGCTATCGATCCAGATACAACAAACGAAGAAATTGTATTCATCACTGCAAGTTCTACCGATACTTTTACAATCGTAAGAGCACGTGCTGGAACATCTGGAGTACAACACTCGGCAGGTGCAACAGTCAAGCACGTACTCACATCAGATGATCTCAATGCTTTCAAAGCATCTATCTCGCCTGTAACAAGCCTAGGCTTTGCTGGTTCTACCTCTGGTAGCACCACAGTGCAGGCTACAGCGGTAGCAGGAACAACCACGCTAACACTTCCCGCAGCTACAGATACGCTCGTTGGTAGGGCAACAACAGATACGCTCACTAATAAGACTTTGACCAGTCCTACAATTACAGATGCTAAACAGAATGTCACTCTGAATGCACAGACTGGAACTACGTACACTTTCGTTCTTGCCGATAACGGCAAGTTGGTTACCTTGAGCAATGCTTCAGCCATAACAGCAACTGTGCCTACCAATGCCTCTGTTGCATACGCAACAGGCGCAATCATCAACATTCAACAGATTGGCGCAGGGCAAGTAACGATAGTTGGGGATACTGGCGTTACTATTACATCTACAGGAGCTACTGCCGCTACACCAAAAACTAGAGCACAGTATTCTGCGCTAAGTCTTATCAAGACTGGTACAGATTCTTGGACTGCGATTGGAGATATTGCCTAATGCCTACATACAAAGTCTTGGCGCAATCTGCGCCTTCTGCTGCAACAGCAACAACGCTGTATACAGCAACTAATGCCACGATTGTTTCAACACTCAATGCGTCAAACATTGGTGGTACTCAAGACACTATCCGCATTGCTGTACGTCCCGCAGGAGCAACCTTAGCTAATCAACACTATATTGCCTATGGAGTGCCATTGGCTGCAGGTGCAGTTTTCAGTATTCAAGGTGGAATCACCCTTGCTAACACGGATGTCATTACAGTTTATTCAACCACAGGAAACACATCGTTTTCTGCTTTTGGAAGCGAGGGTAACTAATGTCAGTTGGAATCGTAGGAGGTAGTGTCAGTCCTTCAACTGCGCTAACTCTCAATGCCCAAACAGGCACAACCTATACATTTGTATTGACTGATTCTAATAACACACTTGTAACCGCAAGTAATGCTTCGGCTCAAACCTACACCATTCCTCCTAGTTCTTCTGTAGCATATCCCGTTGGAGCGCAGTTGAATATAATCCAAATTGGTGCTGGTCAAGTTTCTTTCGCTCAAGGATCAGGTGTAACTATCGCATCAACTGGCGGTACCTCATCTGCTCCTAAACTAAGAGCGCAATACTCAAGTGCTACAGCAATCAAAGTAAATACCGATAGTTGGTATGTGATAGGAGACATTACATAATGACACCAATCCTTGGCGTTATTGCTAGTGGTAGAGGACTACGAGTAACAGGTGGCACATTAGCATCTGATGCCACATATTATTATCGAACCTTTACTGCTAATGGAACACTGACAATTTCTGGCGGAAACCTTACCGCTGATGTTCTTGTTGTAGCAGGTGGTGCTGGCGGTGGTGGTTCAACTAACAGCGCTTTTTATACTGCAGGTGGTGGTGCTGGTGGATTATTAGCACATACATCACAATCTATAGCATCTGGCAATCATTCTGTAACTGTTGGTAGTGGTGGAGCAGGTGGTACATCTCCTGCTGGAACACAAGGAACCAATGGAAATAATTCTCAATTTGCATCACTTACCGCATCTGTTGGTGGTGGCGGTGGCGGTGGTGGTGGTGACGTGTACGACACATATCGCAATGGTAAAGATGGCGGTTCTGGCGGTGGTGGTAACTCAACCGCTGGTACTGGCGGTAACGCAACATCTGGTCAAGGCAACAACGGTGGCGCTGGTGGTGGTACGTGGCAGGTAACGCCACAAACTGGCGGTGGCGGTGGCGGTGCTGGAGCCGCTGGTCAAGCAGGTCAAAGTTCAACCGTTGCTGGTAATGGTGGTAATGGTTCATCTGCTTACTCATCGTGGGGTTCTGCTACAAGCACAGGACAAAATGTCAGCGGAACTTATTATTATGCTGGTGGTGCTGGTGGTAACGGTGCTACAACCGCTGGTACTGGTGGCTATGGCGGTGGTGGCGCTGGTGGAACAGGCGGTACAGCAGGCTCTGCAGGAACTACCAATACAGGTGGCGGCGGAGCAGGAACAACATCTGGTGGAAGTGGTATCGTAATCGTTCGTTACACAAGAGCACAAGTAGGTGGCTAATGGCACATTGGGCAGAAATTGATAATAACAATGTGGTAACTAGAGTTCTTGTTGGTGATAATAACGATCCAGCAGGTGACGAAGGATACCAGTGGCTTATAGATAATCTTGGTGGTCGCTGGGTAAAGACATCTTACAATGCAACTATCCGCAAAAATTTTGCTGGTATTGGATATACATACGATGAAGAAAAAGATGCTTTTATTCCACCAAAACCATATCCATCGTGGATTCTTGACGAAGAAACCTGTAACTGGGTACCACCAGTTCCACTACCAGATAACGAAAAAGTTTATTCGTGGAACGAAGAAGAACAAAAGTGGTACGAGTTCGTAGTAAAATAACCTTATAGAAATATGACCTGAGTATGTCAATAAACTGCTCAATTTTCTTTTCAATCAAAGGAGTAGGCCTTGGCACCATACGGCGATGATATTACCGAGGGAATACCCTACGTACTTTCAAATTCCGCTGGCTCAACCAACTATCAAGCTACAGGAGTTGCCTACGATATAGCCATCAACGGGCTGCCATTCTTTCTGGCTGCCAGTGATGATTCACCCTATCGCCGTGTCACGGCGCAGTATCGTAAGCAGCAGTATGACCAGACCAGAGAAGCTGGCGAGCAATCGCTGACTGGCTGGTGGTTTAGATCTCAGTCGTCCTTCCATCTAGGTCAAGGAATCAAATACTTTGAGCCTGCTCAAGATGAGTCGCTACGCTTTCAGTACACAGAGTCCAAGGGCTTAGATGTTTGGACTAAGGGTCAAGTATCACTCATTCTTGATGCTGATGCTACCCATAACACTACTGCTCAACTCAATGCCAACCTTAGACCACAACAGTTCCTGCGTTCCATCCAATGGAAGCAGTTGAAGAACACAGGTGCTACCACCTATAACGAGTTCTATGGCTGTCTAATGCTTGATGGTTATGACATTGACAAGATATATCCAACCATTACTGCAACTGTTTCTAACAAGGCTCTGACATCTAACGTGGCTACACTGACAACCAGCTCTGCTCACGGCCTAGCCGTAGGTATGGAGATAGTTGTTGCTGGCGTAGATGCTACCTTCAATGGTACCTACACCATTGCCACAGTTCCTACCACAACAACTCTGACATATTCTAAGACTGCATCTGATGTGCCTTCGGCTGCAGCAACAGGAACCATCACTAGCGTAGTCCAGCACTTTGTTGACTACAACTCTGGTACCGACGACAAAGTGTATGCGATGTGTGATGACGGAGTTTACTGTTACTGGGTTACTAACGTAACCAGCGGTGGTGTCACCAAGTTGACTATGTACAAGAAGCTGCTAACTGATTACTCGTCTGTATCACCAACGATGATGTTTGATACAACAGCAGTAACTGTCACCAATGCGGTAATGGAGTTCACTAAAGAGCGTATCGTAGCCTGTATCAACAACAAGGTTTATGAGATTTCAACTACTGCAACTTCTTTACCTACTGCTGTCTATACCCATCCAGTAGATGACTTTGCTTATACCAGCATCACATCAAGCGGTGCTGCTATCTATGTAACAGGATTCTCAGGCACACAGTCCAATATCCAGAAGTTTACTCTGGCATCTAACGGAACTATGCCTACCCTAACCAGCGCTATTACTGCTGCTGAAATGCCAAGCGGTGAGCGTATCTACAAGATTGCTTACTACCTTGGCTATATGATGATTGGTACAACCAAAGGTATCCGTGCTGCTGCAGTATCCAATGATGGATCGCTAGCCTATGGGCCGCTTATCTGGGAGAACACCCAGCCTGTCTATGACTTTGCTTTCCGTGACAAGTTTGCGTGGGCTGCAACTAGCGTAGAAGATGAGCCAGGAACTATCCGCCTTGACTTATCTACACAGATTGCACCATTGGTATTTCCTTATGCCTTTGATACTTACAAGGCTACAGGTAGCACTGCTCACGAGACTACAGCTTGTGCCTTTATCAATGGTACAGAGCGCCTAGCATTTACAACAAACGCTACATCTACTGCTAATGGCTCTGTCTATATTGAATCAGAAAGCACACTCGTTTCATCTGGCTATCTACAGACTGGTTATGTCCGTTACAACACTCTTGAAGGTAAGTTGTTCAAGTTACTTACCCCGCGTATTGATACCACCAATGGTGGAATTGAAATCTCATCTATCTCCTATGATGGAACTGAGTATCCAATCGGATCATTTGCTCAAGAATCTGTAGTCCAAGAAATCGGTATTCCATATCCTGTCGGAGCGCAAGAGTATCTTGGATTCAAGTTTACCTTGACTCGTAGTACATCAATTACTACTGCTGGACCATTGTTTACTGGATACCAACTCAAGAGTTTGCCAGCAGTACCACGTCAGCGCTTGATTCAGTATCCGCTATTTTGCTACGACCACGAGAGCGATAAGTTCGGAGTGGAAGTAGGTTATGAAGGTTCTGCTTGGGACCGTATGCAACAACTCGAAGCAGTAGAAAACGCAGGCGATACCATCCGAATAGAGGACTTCCGTACAGGTGAATCCTTTATTGGCCTGATAGAAGAGATGGACTTTATCAACCGTACACCGCAGGATAAGAGATTCACAGGATTTGGTGGAACTCTTGTAGTGACAATCAGGAGTGTCTAATGACAATAGCAGACTGGGCAATGCTTATTGCCACCATACTTGGTATCACATCAACCCTATTTATGGGACTTCGTTGGATAGTCAAGTCATTTCTTATGGAACTCAAGCCCAATGGCGGCTCTAGTATCAAGGACACAGTAGCTCGACTAGAGCAACGCGTCGATGAAATCTACAAGATTCTGGCAGAAAGAGGATGACAAGTGAAACCTGTTGCAAAACGTGCAACACCTGCTGCTATTGCCGTTCTTCGTCAGGCAACTGCGCTTGTACCCAAGCGGAGCAAGGTATCGGATGGACTACTACCAAGCAAGGCTCACATCAAGGCAAGCCCTAACTCTGATCACAATACTGGGCTGGCAGTAGACCTCACTCACGACCCAGAGAATGGGATTGATTGTGCTGCGATATTTGAAAAACTCAAAGAAGATGAGAGGGTTTCTTACCTTATCTTCAATAAGAAAATTTGGTCACGCCAGTATGCTAAGTCTGGCAATCGTCTTTACACTGGTAACAATCCTCACACTAAGCATCTTCATATCTCTATCAACGCTGATATGGCTAATGACACTAGCCCTTGGTTTTGGTGGATGAATCAACCTACAGTTGTGAACCAAATCAAGGCTAAGATACAACCTCAGCCCAAGAAGAAGGTGGCAGAAGGTGTCACAGTGGCACCCGTATGCACCTGCTGTCAGGTTCACAAACCCAAGAGAAAGGCACGATAGTGGAAACACTAAAGCAAATCTCTCTAACCTGGTTCCGCGCTGCAGCATCTGCTGCCATTGCGCTCTACCTTGCTGGAGAAACAGACCTCAAAACCCTTGGAGCAGCAGCACTTGCTGGCTTCCTTGGCCCAGTCCTGAAGTGGCTAGATCCGTCTGCTACTGAGTTTGGACGCGGTAAGAAGTAGTTTGTAAGAGCGCTGCGAGGAAGGCCTCATCCCTAACGGGGTGGGGCCTCTTTTTTTGTTGTCTAAATACTGACTCCGTAGTCTGTATGGATAAAACCTACGACCTTGCGAATCTTATTTGTGTTAGCAAACTCTGTGGTAGCTGGCATCCAGCGCTCAGACCAGACAGGTTCAGGTACCTTGAACAGGGCAAAGGCCCACTTGCCTAGCGGAGTAGAGTTGATATACCACGGCTCAAGGTTGCGATACTTAGCCTCTAGCAGAAGCCTGTCATATTTTGATTTCTCTATCAGAAGATCGGGGTAATGGGTATGTCTGCACTTGAGTTCTATGTAGAAACCAAACTCATCGGAGATGCAGTCAAAGGAATCAAAGACCCCTTCACTCTTTGCTAAGTCGGGGAACTTGTTTTCTTTCAGATAGTCAAAGAGTTCTTGTTCTTTCATTGTGCCTCTGGATTATCTATCGGACAGGGAGCTTTCAGAAGATTGCCGCAGTTGGCACACTGGACATCAAGTGCGTACCAGACTATGTCATAGTTCTCAAACTGGACATAGGTATTGAAGACGCTACAACCGCAGACACACTTGTGTGTCGGGCCAATAGAGCGTAGGTCAGAGGCTTGGATAGGTGGTAGACTGTTCCTGTTTTTCCACAGGCGAAGTAGACGGAGAACCATCTGTCTGCCTCACTTCCAGAGGCCCGTGAGGGCCATACTGTTATTCGCCTTCGGCTCATATTGTAGTAAAAGGGTGTGTCGCTAACGCGACGACACGCCGATAGGAGTATTCTTCTCTGCTATGACTACCTTGGTATCGATTGAGTTAGATGATAGAGCTGTCCTTGCTGCAGATTCTCAGATTACTGAAGATAACTTGAGAACTGTTAGTAGTTCCACTCCGAAAATAATTCACGTCGGTAAGTATTTACTAGGACTGGTAGGTGATGCACGCCCTGGTGACATCCTTGCCTATAACTGGACTCCGCCTGTGTACAAGGGAGCTGACCCGATTCAGTGGATGGGCAAGAAGGTAATGCCGTCAATACTTACGGCGTTCAAAGAGAATGGATATGACCCATATGAAGCGACGAAAGATAAAGACACAGGATTCGACTACATTGTCGCGTTTGATGGGAATGTATTCCATATCGCGACGGACTTATCGTTTATCAAATCTGACCACAAGATTTATGGAATCGGTAGTGGCGGCGCTTATGCTCTCGGTTATCTTTATGATCGTTTGGGTCGTCTCACTGCTGGTAATGTAGAGCAACACGCCCGACGTGCCGTTGAAATCGCCAGCATCCTTGACATCAATACCTGTCCTCCGATTCAATTAGTTACTCAGAGACGGGAGTACTAATGAGAAAAGACTGGAGAGTGTGGAGCGTTTATCTCAACGCACACCACTTGCATAACTGGTCCATTGGCCTTGATTACTATGAAGAAACAGCATATGTACCTACTGAATTAGTGGCTAGAATTTTCCAAATCAATTTGCTATTCTTCAACATTACGATTACTCGATGGGAAAATCGCGGATGGATATAAAAGAATTACTTATCAAAGCTCTCCACGAGAAGGAGAACAAGCGTGGTAGATCCACGCAGGTACAGATAGGCCCATCAGAACTTGGTGGCTGTCGCCGTAAGGTTTGGTATCGGTTGAATGGTCAACCTGAAACCAATGACAACGAGGTAAAACTCGCAGCTATTATGGGAACTGCCATACATACTGCAATAGAGAACGCACTTGCAGACAATCAAGAAGTTCTTCTGGAGAAGACCGTCGAGTTTGGCGGTATGAAGGCTCACGTTGATTGCTTCATTCCTGGGACAGGGGATGTCGTTGACTGGAAAACTGTGAAGGTAAAGAATCTTTCTTACTTTCCTAGTGAACAGCAACGCTGGCAAGTACAAGTCTATGGTTATCTGATTGACAAGTCTGGCTTGGGGAAGGTCCAGAACGTCAACCTTGTAGCCATACCTCGTGATGGGGATGAGCGTGACATCCTAGTTCACAGCGAACCCTATGACGAAGCCATCGCACTAGAGGCCCTGAATTGGTTAGAAGCGATTCGGACTACGCAGGAAGCTCCTGCCCCTGAAAGGCACGAGTCATACTGCAAAAGCTACTGCAAATTCTATGATGCCTCTGGTGAGATGGGATGCGTTGGTATAAAAAAAGGACTTACCAAACCTGAAGATATAACTATTGACGGAGCAGAATCTCTGACTGCTCTGCACTATGCACAGATTGATGAAGAGATAAAGGCTTTAGAAAACAAGAAGGAATCGCTAAGAGAATCCCTCCTTGGCGTAACAGGAATTACTTCAACTGGCTACGAGATCAAGTGGTCTACGAGTCAAAGTAATACGGTAGATAAAGAAGCAGTGGAGAAAGCACTGGGTTATGTACCGACAAAGCAAGGCAAGGAAAGCACAAGGCTTTCCATAAAGAAACTCGGAGGTAAGTAAATGGCTGCACCAGAATCAACAAAGTTCCAGGTGAACTTCAAGTCACCAGATGGAACTCTTATCAATCTTTACGCTGCTAGTAAGGAGGAATTGGAAGCGTTGCTCACTGCAGCGCAGGACTTTTCCGCACTTATTGGAAGTGTTAGCCAATCATTCTCAGGCTCTGCATCTGCTGCGCCCGTACGTAGTGCTGCGCCAGTAGCGGCAGCATCATCAGCACAAGGTGGTCACACCTGCCGTCACGGTGAGATGGCATACCGCGAAGGTGTAGGAGCTAAAGGTCCTTGGAAGGGATATATGTGCGCTGCTCCAAAGGGAGCAACGGACAAGTGTCAGACAATCTGGGTTCGATGACCCAATGCGAGGACCCCGTGAATACGAGGATCCTCTCTGCGCTCAGTCAGGCGGTGACTTCTGGTTTCCAGAACCTGGACAAGGAAGCATTCCCGAAACAGTCTACGCTCGAAGTATATGTGACAAGTGTGTCCATAAAGTTGAGTGTGCAGAATGGGGTATCTATAACGAACATTACGGAATCTGGGGTGGCCTTACAGAGGCGAATAGAAAACTAGTAAGACGTAGGCTAAAGATACAAGTAATACGACGGGAGGAAAGTGCTTAGATTAGACCGCGCTTGGAAGTCTGTGCAGTCAACGGCTGCACCGCTTCCTACTGTGTGGAAAGATCTAGAAACTAAAGAGATAAAGTTTCGGCGTGGTCAAGTGTGTATGGTTGCCGCTGCACCTAACGCTGGAAAATCTATGTTCTCTCTTGTATACGCTATCAAGGCTAAAGTACCTACTTTGTTTTTCTCCGCAGATACCGATACTGCTACTGTGATGTTGCGAGCATCAGCTCATCTTGCAGGCCATACTCAGCAGACGGTAGAGAATCAAATCTCTATCAACCCTGAAGCCTACGATGAAGTGTTGCAAGGCATATCACATATTCAATGGGTCTTTGATTCATCCCCAAACCTCGATGATATTGAGTCAGAAATCAAGGCATACATTGAACTCTATGGCATAGCACCACAACTAATAGTCATAGATAACCTGATGAATGTGGTCGCTGAAACTGATAATGAATGGTCAGGGCTAAGGCAGATAATGATTGAGCTACACGATATGGCTCGCAAAACAGATGCCTGTGTAATGGTTCTGCATCACGTATCAGAACAGAGCGAGTATGGCAATATGACTGAACCGCCACACCGTAGAGCAATCCACGGTAAGGTAAGTCAGTTACCTGCACTGATACTCACTCTTGGTTACAACCCATTTGAGCATACGCTTCGGGTTGCAGCCGTCAAGAATCGCTTTGGCAAACACTCTGTTGATGGCAAGGATTGGGCTGGTTTATTTGTAAACTTTGCCACCTGCCAAATTGGTGATAGCGATGCCTATGGCAGAATGATTTACAACTCCAACTTAGCGAGGGCTTTGTGAGTTCGTACAATAAGGCTAAGGGATCAAAGTTTGAGACGGATGTAATGAAATACTTACGCAAACTTGGACACTTTGCTGAGCGTCTGGCTAAGGCTGGAGCCAATGATGAAGGTGACATCGTTACCATAATCGCAGGTCAGACCTACATTCTGGAATGCAAGAATCGCAAGTCAATCAATCTTCCGCAGTTCTGGGCAGAAGCTCAGACTGAGGCAGCCAACTATGCGAAGGCTCGTGGACTACCCGTCAACCCACCAGCCTTCGTCATAGTCAAACGACGCAGAGGTAGCATCGAAGATGCGTGGGTAATACAAACATTAGAGAAATGGATAGAACAAATGCCAGTACCACAAGGACAGATAACAAGCAGTCAAGGGTGGACAACACCAGCAGAACCACAGGTAGAAGAATCTGTGGAGAAACCAAAGAAGAAAAAGAAAGCAGCAGAACCACCGCTACCAGAAGAACCAACTGAGGTAGAAGAGAAAGAACAAACTAGAGAAGAAGCAATGAAAGATATCTTGAATGCTTTCAATGACTATAACAATTCTAGTAAGGATGAAGAATGATCTGCAGTAACTGTAAATGGGCAGGACATCACAACACCATTGGTAAGTTAGATTTGGCTATAGATTTCCACGAGAAGTGTGAAGGAGATTGCGGATGCCAGCACAAGACTGGACCAGGATGGTTCGTAAAAAGAGGGGCAAAGATTCCTCTGATGCAAACTCAGTCTCCATAGCAGAAGTAGTCAGACATTTCGGAGGAGAAGTAAAAGAGGGACGCAATATCTCAGTGCGTTGCTGTATGCACAATGACACTCGTAAGAGTGCAGTCATAGATACATACAACAACTTGTATTACTGTCACACCTGTGGCAAGGGTGGCAATGCAGTCAATGTTATTATGGAATTAGAGAATGTGGGGTTCAAGGATGCTCTCGCAAGGGCAGGAGAAATTGTTACAGGAGGCGGCGCACCACTACGCTCAGGCAATAAGCGACAGGGCGCTAGGCTACCTCGCAGGACGTGGAATATCTGAACAGACTGCCGCTAGGTTTCGACTTGGCACTATTACAGATCCGATAGAGGGACACCAAGGATACGAAGGATGGATTTCAATACCCTACTTCACAGCTTTAGATATGTGTGTAGGTTTCAAGTTCCGCAGACTTGATGATGGTAAGCCTAAGTATGGCTCACCTATCGGACAGAAGACTCACCTGTTCAATGTGACAGCAACTATGTCACCAA